CTATATACTAAAATAGGAAATGTAGTTACTTTAACAGTAAATGCTCTAGTTGGAACTGATACTACTAATTCAGGATCTAGATTTGTATTAAATTTGCCATTATTCTCTTCCTTAACAAACCAAAATAGTTTAGGAATAGTGAATAATAATAATTCTATTCCTACTACAACTGGAAGAGTTACACGATATACTGATTCTCAAGTTATGGTGGAGTTTCTATCAGGTACTACTGGTAATGATTTTATAACTGTAATGCTTACATATTTAATAAACTAATTAATTTAATTATTATGAAACCAACAGATGTTGAAGAAGGAAGAGTTATGCTTGATGGTAAAACATTAGGTAAATTGAGAAAGACTGTCTCTGATATTAAAGGATTAGAAGGCAGTCTTGGTAATTTATTGATTCAGTATGAACTAGCTAAAGAAGACCTAGTGAACCAAACCAAGAGATTGATTGAGACACAGAGAACAATCCTTGAGGATATTAAGGAGGAATATGGAATAGTGTCAGTCAATATTGACACAGGAGAACTAACACAACCTGAAAAACAACAATAAGAAATGGAGGTGTGGGATGATATTACTTGTAGTTGCCTGGATATTATTCTTTCCTGTCTCCCTCCTTAACTATTTCTTCCTTAAGAATAAGAAAGGAGCCTTTAGAAGAACAGCAAGAAGAATTGATTGTTTTGCTAATAAAGAATTCAAACCTCTATGGAACCACATCCTCATAAAGGCTGGAGGTTATCAGTTTGGAAGAAGGAAGGAAACCCTTTCTAGTGTCTTAGGGAAGAATGGCAGAACTAATACATTGACAATATATGGTAAAAGAGTGTATTGGATATTAGATAAGCTGGAGAGAAACCATTGTGAAAGCAGTATTAATAATAACCTCAAGAAGAAGATGGTAACTGGCATACAATGTTTAAAAAAATATGGAACTCCTGAGCTGGAAAAGAATATGACACTATGGGAAGTTCCTAAAGAACTGGAGATAGCAGTAGTACCCAAGAAAATATATTGTAACAAAGATCTTATTCCTCATTTAGTAGTGGCATTCACTAATCTTATTAGTACAGGAAGAGTGAAAGAATTGAGAACTTGGGATGGATGTTTTGCTATACGGAAGGTTGAGGGATCAGAGAACATATCTCTACACTCTTTTGGACTGGCTATAGATGTAAACTCTGCATGGAACCTATTAGGACAACCATCTACACTCTCTCCTGAATTTGTGAAGTGTTTTACAGATGCTGGATGGGATTGGGGAGGATGGTTGAGAGTGAAAGATTGCTCACACTTCCAAATAAGCAAAATATAATAGCTTTTATTTGTATATTTGTTTAAATATCATACACTAATTCCAATCAGATAGTAGGATATGTGTGTTATTTATAGTAACTTTATTACATAAATAATACAATTATGGAAACTTGGAAACCTGTAAAAGGATTTGAAACCTTTTATGAAGTTAGTGAATCTGGTAATATAAGAACTATAGAAAGAACTATAACTCTATCAACACATTCATATATTAAGAAACAAAAATTATTAATTCAATATAAGGATGGTAGAGGTTATTTACATGTGAAATTATATAATGGTTTTGGTAAACCTAAATCCATAACAGTTCACAGGATAGTAGCTACTACTTTTTTAGATAATCCTAATGGTTATATAGAAGTTAATCATATAGATGGTAACAAACTTAATAATCATAAAGATAATTTAGAATGGTGTACTAGAAGTTATAATATTGAACATGCTTATAGATTTAGAGATCCAAAGACTTATAAAGGAAGTGGGAATAAAAACTCAAAACTAACAGAAGTACAAGTTCTCTCTATTAGAAAAGAATACAAAGAAAATAAAACTACATATAAAGAATTATCTAATAAATATAGTGTTGGGATAACACTGATAGGATATATAATAACTAGAAAAACTTGGAAACATGTCTAAACCAATTATAATTACATGTCAACCAGATGATCAGTTCTTCTTATGGCAGAATCATCTATATATTGAATCATGTTTGGAAGTAGGGTTTGAGGAAGAGCAAATACATATTCTTCTTTATGTACCTAGAGAAAGAACTCCTAATACTAATTGGAATAAACTAAAAGAAATATATCCTAAACTAAATATCTTCTTTTATCAAGATAAGGGTGTACAGCCATACTTAAGGATCTATATACCAATATTAAGACCTCATATTCTATGGCAACACTTTAGTATGTTTCCAGAGTTAGAAACTAAAACAATTATATATACTGATTGTGATATCCTATGGATGAAAGGATTAGATATAGAAAAATTCTATGACGATGATGTGAATTATATGAGTGATGCTGGTTCTTATTTAAACTATGCTTACTTTGAATCTAAAAAGGCACATGTATTACCTGAAAAGGTTTTAGAAGTTGAAAAAAGAGACTTTCTACAGGAAGCTTGCAGTCTTATAGGACTAGATAAACAAGTCATTATTGATAATAATTTCAATACAGGTGGAGTACAGTATATACTTAAGAATGTAAAAGCTTCCTTTTGGGAAAAAGTTCAATGGGATACACTTAAAATTAGATCCTTCTTTATGGGTATAAATAAAGAGTTTTATGAATCTGAAAATGCAGGTATACAGTCATGGTGTGCAGACTTATGGGCTGTTCTTTGGAACTTATGGAATCTGAATAAGGAAACAAAAGTTGTACCAGAAATGGATTTTGCTTGGGCTTCAAACCCTAAATCTTTCTTAGACAAAATGACCATCCTTCATAATGCTGGGCTCTCAGGAGACTATTATGATAATGGGAAAGAGAAGTTCCCTGTGTTCTTTAAAGGGAAATATATTAATGGATCTGATCCATTTATAGATGAACACTTAACTACTGTTGCTAATGATGAAACAAGTAAGAAGTATTGCACTCATCATTATACAGAGAAATTACTTGAATTGAAACGTAAATATAATTTGATATACTAATATGAAAGATTATAATGGAATATTATGTATAAGTGAACCTGAAGATGATTTTTGTGTATATAAGATGTGTTCTTCAGATCCTTTAGATAATTCAATTTATATTGGAGTGACTTCTAATTATAAATCAAGATGTTATCAACATGCTAAACAAAGGAAGTATAAATCTTATATAAATAATCCCTTATATATATGGATGAATAAACTTATTGATCATAAGGTAGACGGTAAGGTATTATTTGTTATAATAGAAAAAGAACTTAGTGAGAAGGTTGCCTTTGAAAAAGAAAGAGAACTTATTCATTATTATAAAATGAGTGGATATAATGTTCTTAATATTGCTGATGGTGGTAAAGGTTATACAGGAATGATTCCTTGGAATAAAGGAAAGATAGATGTATATAATGAAGAGCAATTAAAAAGATTTTCAGAAGCTCAAAAAGGAAGAGAAAGTTCTTTTAAAGGTAAAAAACATACTGAGGAAAGTAAAAAGCTTATCTCTCAAAGAAATATAGAAAGAAAAAATAAAGGATGGATTAATCCTAAAATTAAGAAAGTTTATAAATACACCAAAGATTATATACTTATAGCTACTTATACCAGTGCTGATGAAGTTAGTAAAGTAGAAAATGTATCTAAAACTAATGTAGTAAAATGGTGTACTAATAAACACAACCCTAAAAACGGGTATATTTACTCTTATAAATTAATTAATATAAATAACAGTTTAATACTTAGAAATAATGGCAAATAATATAGGGTTAAGAGGATTTGTTAGATTGGATGGACAGCGTAGAATTATACCTGGATCACTTATCTTACGCAAGAACAAGCCCAAAGTAGGGCTATGGATGGAAATTGTAACAGGGCAATGTAGTGTTCCTGCTGTAGTGGATCCTTTTAATATCACTACAACTACTACATCTACAAGTAGTACAACAACCACTACTACAACTACACCTTGACATATGAAAGTAATAGTAATATACAAGATAACTTCTCCTTCTGGTAAAGTTTATATAGGTCAAAGTTGGAATTGGATAAAGAGAAGAAGTGTATATAAAAGATTAGCTTGTAAAAATCAATCATTTTTATATAACTCTCTAATTAAGTATGGTTTTGATAATCATATTACAGAAATTATAGAAAAGTTTAATAGTAATATTACTCAAGATTTCTTAAATGAAAGAGAAATTTATTGGTGGAAATACTATAAAGATCAAGGATGTAAAATGCTTAATATAAAGTATCCTGGAAGTAATGGAAGTTTATCCAAAGAAGCTAGAAAAAAGGCAT